CATCAAGCATTTGCCTATAGAGTTTCATTCCTTGTTCAAAGTGTTGTTGAACTTTAATTTGAAACTCTTGACGAAGAAAGGGATCAATATCATCAATAGAATTCTGTCTGTTCTTATCATCTTGACGACGAAATTCAAACATAGGAATGTGATCTGATAGCATAGAACTATCAGCATACCGTTGAGAAAACTCTTGATATGTAAATGAACGGTGTCTTAAAATTTGAGCTGCGATTCCTCTAGTAGTTTCAATTTCTAGAGTCATATGTGCTTGCTCAAACACCGACCAATGGTTGTGCTTGATACAGTAGGACAATAGACCAGCAACTTTAGGGTTTTCTTGGTTGTTAGGGTTGCTTACCCTCGCTACGTACCCCATTGTTTTCTCCGCTTCGGGAGTCACTGTTACTAGTTTTACTGAATTCATTACTAAATCCTTTTCGTTTCATTTCACGTTTACGCTTTAGAGATTCCTTTGCAGCACGAAGTGATATCCTCATGTAGTGAACCTCCTCTTCAGTATACAACATTGGGTTCTTCTTGGCAAGCTTTAATGCTTGCTTTGCCAATTTAATTGTATCCTTGAACCTCATTGTCTTCATCCGTAGTACGCTTGATAGTATTTGACAATGCCATCTGTCCTGACATTTCCCTGAGAAACCCAGTCATGAGCACAAGCATAAATTGATTCGGATGAATACTTTGGTTCACCATTCTTTTCTATCTGGCGACCAAATCTTAAGAGCAAAACACGTAGTGCTGACTCTCTTATTTTCATACGATTGTCACTATAAATCCAATCAGTCTGCATATCCGTCATCGTCATTCTCTGATGTCATTACTCGGGCATTTGTTTTACTCACGTGCTCATCCCAAGGGTGAACATATTTGTATGCATCTACGTTTGAATAGACTTCACTCTCTAATGCATTTACCAAAGATTTAAGATTTTTTACGATGAGTTTTAGTTTCTCTCTGTCCATATATTTATGGGGGCAAACTTAGGACTATTATAGCACAAAAAAAGAGGGGTTCAACCCCTCTAAAATTAACTAAGAATTTCTTTGCATATTTTCTTTACCTCATGTTGATTAAGTAACTCCGATTCAATTAAACATTCGTAATAGTCGTTTAATTTTTGGTTTTCTTGCTGTTCAATTGAATCTATTGTATCTTCAAAATGACGCCACTCATTTAGTTGAGAGCGTGATAGGACATTGTGCATTTAATTACCTCCTTAACATAAGTTTCATAATAAAGGGAGGGGGTTTGGATCATCTTACACCTCTCTAATTCTTTAACTATTTATTTTTCAAACGTCAAAATATGGGTGTTTTGCAACGAATATTATTGCCTACGTAATTTTACTCAATAAAAAAGAGGGTTATATAACCCTCTTTGTAAAGTAAGTTAATCACTTAGTGTAAGTCTTACCGCGATAGCAGAATGTACCGTGGGTTTCCTTACTTTCTACACAACGTGTGTCATATTCTACACCACGATATGTGGTAGCATGAATCTGAGCATCGTGTAGTGCAGCAGCTTTTTTGATCTGCTTTCTGATCTGATTAAGTGTGTTCATGAGTTTACTCCTAAAGTAGTTGGATTTTAATCCGTTCCTTTAGTCGTTTGCGTCCCAATACCACTCACATTCTGGTGCTGATTCCTTTACGGTTTCAACAAGTTCAATCTTCACTGTATCAGGAAGATTTTTATGCCGTTCAATCCTCAACATTAATGCTGATGATTGCTCACATGTGAGTGTGGTGTACAGAAGAAACTCTGGCAACATGGGATGAACGCTCCGTTCCGCGACTTACTTGCGTCCCACCCCCGTGGGCGGGATGAACGATGGTATTAGCATACCACAATATTTAGCATGCGTCAACTGTAACAGTTGTTACATTTAATTATTTCTTAGGATTCTTAGGGTTCCACTGTTTTGGGTTTACTCTACCTTCAGTTTGGGTCATGTTTTTAAAATCATTTTTATACTTGTCCCAATACTCATCAAAGATATCAACTTGTTTTGCAGCAGATACAATATCGTAATGTGCAATACCTTCTTGCTCATACTCTACCATAAAAGCAGTATATGGTAGAGATCTATCTTCAGATAAAGTAGGATCACAATCTTGATGGATTACTTTCATTCCTTTTCCCATTAGGACCGACCTCCCCACTTAATTTGTGGGAACGCTTCTTCTACACATTGTTTAGTAATTTTCCAACGCTTACCAAGTTTTTTATCCTTGGCAAGAATTAAAACATTTGCCTCACCTTCACTGAGACCTTCAAGCATTTGAATAAACATAGTCTCTCTCTTTGTTTTAGAGATACTAGATCCACCCTTAAAGAAGTGATGAAGAACACGTGATTCATGTTCTAAATTAGTATGGTCTGTACCATCAGGTGCTTCATTCTTTTTGAACGGTGGTTCACCATCTGGTAGCATACTAATGATTGACTCATCAAAATTGATAATCAAAAGAGATCTCAATGCTTGTGTATTAAACTGTTTTAATAGTTTAATTTTTTCTGCTTTAGTTTTTGCGTTTGATACTTTTTGTAGTACCTCATGCATCAAAAGTTTCATCTTGGTTTTCCTCAATAAATCTCACGGATAATAGTTCTTCGTTAATAACAAATCCTTCGTCATCATACATTTCAGGATGCATTGTTTGTACTTCTTCTCTAGAGTAAAAGTAATCATGAACGAAATCTTTGACTGTCCACCCTGCGACAATCCCGACACATAAGAACATGAATGATGCCGTTGCCGAGAAAAATAGGATTGTTGCCGTTTCCATGTTTCAACTCCTTAGTGGTTTAACTATGTTCCCACCTCAGTTCAAAGTTAAAATAAAACTTACGTTTGAGGAGGGTGAATGATCTTTTAATACCCAAACCTTTAGATGGTTTGAGCTTTGATTCGCTCGGTTTAGCCCTCCTTAACATGAGCTCTATGCCTTTATTTATGTTAAGAGGTTCAGCGTTTTGTCGTGACATAACCATTTTTTACTAGGTATTTTGCCGTATTTACCAAACCTCCATACTCCACACCATCAATAATAACATGAGGATATCCTATAGCATTAGGATATTTTTGTTTGAATTCATTTCTATCCTGTGGAGAATCAACAAGAATTGTTTTATATTCTATTTCTGCTCTCTTAAAAAGTTCTTTTAATTGATCGCAGTAAAAACATCCTTTAGATGTATATGCAATAATCTCCATAAAAAAAGAGGGTCGTTTGACCCCCTTAGTATATCACAGAGCGTTGCCTCTTGGCAATACCTCTTCAGGAAATACGAACGATTCATGTGGTTGATCAACTGGTGCTAACCATGCACGTAAACCTTCGTTGAGTAGGATGTTCTTAGTATAGAACGTCTCAAACTCAGGATCTTCTGCTGCCCTGATCTCTTGACTTACGAAGTCGTAAGCACGGAGATTGAGAGCAAGACCAATAATACCAATACTTGAAGTCCAGAGACCCATAACAGGTACAAACAGCATAAAGAAATGCAACCAACGCTTATTACTAAAAGCGATTCCAAAAATTTGCGACCAATATCTATTTGCTGTAACCATTGAATAGGTTTCTTCTTCTTGAGTTGGTTCAAATGCTTTAAATGTATTTGATTGTTCTCCATCTTGGAATAGCGTATTTTCTACTGTAACACCATGGATCGCAGAAAGCAACGCACCACCTAGGATACCTGCAACACCCATCATATGGAAGGGATTGAGTGTCCAGTTGTGGAAACCCTGCAGGAACAATAGAAATCTAAAGATCGCTGCTACTCCAAAGGAGGGTGCGAAGAACCATGAAGACTGTCCGAGTGGGTAGATGAGAAATACACTGACAAAGACAGCAATAGGACCACTGAAAGCAATAGCATTGTAAGGACGGATACCGACGAGACGAGCAATTTCAAATTGACGGAGCATGAAACCAATTAGGGCAAAGCAACCGTGGAGAGCAACAAAGGTCCAAAGCCCTCCAAGTTGACACCACCTGACGAAACTCCCCTGAGCTTCAGGACCCCAAAGTAGAAGAAGAGAATGACCCATAGCGTCACCAGGCGTTGACACTGCCGACGTAAGAAAATTAGCACCCTCAAGGTAACTAGTTGCGAGTCCGTGGGTGTACCAACTCGTAACAAATGTTGTACCCGTAAGCCAACCGCCAATTGCAAGATAAGCAGTGGGAAAAAGAAGTAGTCCAGACCAACCCACAAATACAAAGCGATCTCGTTTAAGCCAGTCATCAAGGACATCAAACCATCCTCTCTGTGTTGGTTGTAATGTAGATGCAACCATTTTTAATTAACCTTTTACTAAACTTCATGTAAAAATGAGAAAAGAAAAGGGACCCGTAGGTCCCTTAACAAATTGTATGTAACCAAAGTATCAACCGATGCTAGGTGCAAGGAGTGCCACAGGAGTGGACTCAGCAGCAGCAAGGTCAAGTGGGAAGTTGTGAGCATTACGCTCGTGCATAACTTCCATGCCAAGGTTTGCACGGTTAACAACGTCTGCCCATGTAGGAACGACGTGACCAGAATTGTCTAGGACTGACTGGTTGAAGTTGAAACCGTTAAGGTTGAATGCCATTGTGCAAACACCCATTG